TTAGCGCGGCGGCCCGCCGTCCAATTTGGGAAATTCCACGACGCATGGCTCCTCGGCCAGCATGTTGCGCAAGCTCTCCAGCATGGCGCCGTGGGGACCGCTCATCGTCCCGAGGGAGCGCTGCAGCTGGTCGGCACGGAGCACCAGGCCGCGCAGCCTGGCAACCTCCCATAGCAGCGCGCGAACATCGGGTGAAGTGGGATTGCGGTCCTGGATTTCCTGCAGAACCGCCTTGGTGAGGGCGGGCTTGAATCTCATGCCCGCAGTATAACGAAGATACATTTTAGGGCTTCGAGTCTCCTTCGCCGGTTGCGTGCTTGAGCAGCAGCTCAGCATGCTCCTGCTCGATGCGCATCCAATGCGCCACGCGCGCTGCGCTGACCAGCTGCAGCGGCGTCTCGTCGACCTCGCAGCGATGCGTGGTCATGACATGCGCGGCGCCGCCAGCGCTCAGCACATGGAAGTCCATCACGGCACCATGCCGTTTTCGCGCACGAACGCCTGGCAGGCGCGGCCGGTGGATAGGTCGTCCTCGACGGCCAGCTTCAGCGCGCGAATATCTCGCTCAACGTCTGATCGAACCAGCCGGCCGGGTGGATCGGCGCCGTCACCGCCGGCGGCGCCTTCGGCATCGGACGATCCGGCAGCGGGACAGATTCCCGCACCGACGCGCACGCGCTCAGCAGCAATGTGGCTGCGCACAGGAGCAAGTTCTTCATATTTGGCTTTCGTGATGACGGCGTTGATGGATGCCTGCTTGTCGGCGACGATGACGTTTTCGGCGGCGCGGTGCAACACGGCCACGCCGTCGCGCGCGGCCCGCTCAGCCACGGCGGTGTCATAGCCGGACTGGTACACGTGGTGGTGGTAACCGGCGCCGGCGGCGGCCAGCATCAGGGCCAGGCCGATTTTCGAGTAGAGGTTCATTTCGGTTCATCCGTTTTGACGACTGGATCGGGCAGCAGCGTCTTGACCAGCGCCGACACACTGCCGCCAAGCGCCGCAGCCGGGCCCCAGTCCAGGCCGGCGCCGAACTTCGAACCGGTCAGCGCGACCAGGAAGCCGATACCCTGCCAGGTGGATTGCTCACCGAGGCGGGCGAGCAGAAGCTCCAAAGTTTTCCGCAGTTTGTTTTTCATGCCGCTTCCTTTAAAACGTCGAAGCGCACCAGGTTGCGCGCGCGGATGGTGGAAATGAGTTTGTTGGCGTAATCCGGATCGGTTGCGTAGCCGGCAGCCGCCACAGCCCGGGCCCAGCCTTCACCGGTCTTCTCACCAAAGCATTTGCTGTAGCGCGGGTTGCGGTGGAAAAAGTCAGCGTGGTCGACCATCGAGGCCGCCCAGTCCGGGTATGCCCTGAACTTGTCGACCATCGCCACGCGCTTGCCCTCCAGGACTTCGTGTGTCGCGACGTCGACGGTGGCGCCACGCCAGGCCTTGTCAGCTTTCACGCCGAACAGGTTGCAACCGGGCGCGCGCGCGCCCCAGCCGGATTCGAGTGCGGCCTGGGCCAGCGTGAAGCTGGCCGGGATGCCGGTGGTGCGGTGGCAGGCCTGCGCGGCCGGTACCATCTTGTCGAGGAATTCTTGCGGTGTCATGGTTTGTTCCAGAATGAATAAGCAAGCGTCACGGCAGCGGCGACAGCGACAAACCACTTGGCTGGCCGTTCTAGCCAGCCCAGCACCTTGATCCCGCCCTTCATGCTGCCGACCGCCTCGAGGAAGTCGGCCAGCATGGTGAAGTCGATCCGGCCTAGCGAGGCTTCGATCACAACCTGGTTGTCAGCGACCTTTTTGGTGATCAATGTGTTGGCCGCCAGGTCGCCCTTAAACGTGTGAAATTCCGCACTGAGTACGGCGAAGTGCGCAACGAGTCGATCAAATCGCTCCTCTGCAGTCGTACCGCTGGCGATGTCTCGAAGTAGGGAAGGGTCAGCGGAGTTCGTGCGTTTTTCCAACATGGGCTGCTTTCAAGGTATGGACGTAAAAAAGCCGCTCGAAGGCGGCTAGGGTGTGTGAGGTCATGCGTTGTTGGAGGGCCCGACTTGAAAAAACGTCCCGCCGCTACACTCGAATTGAATGCTTTGCAGGTTGGCGATCACCACGGCCGCGCCGGCCGCAGTACGCATGTTGGCGTTCCGGTTAAGCGTAACCGGGCCGCCCGAGGCGTTAATGAGCCGAACAAGGCGGTTGCCGCCAGCGCCGCCGATAAGGCCGCCTGCCACCGTGCCGGCCACACCAAAGGTAAGCTGGTCACCGAGATCCGCATTCACGCTTGCCGGCACCGAAAAGAAAGTGCCGTTTGAATAGTTAATAGGCTTTCCGAAAGTGGCAGCGGACTCTCCGATCGCTACCACCGTCTGGCCGGCGTTGGTGAGAAATCGGATAGACCGGTTAGGACTGATGGTGTGTTCGAGGTCGAAGTTGGCGGGGTTCATCCTGGTGTAGTAATTGTCCAGATTACTATTACCCCGATATTGGATACCTCGGGAACCAGTCGGGACACTAACGATAGGGCAGGTAATGCCGTCATAAGCATAAATCCCCGCTTCGTAGCAGCTATCCGTATATAACGCGAAGCCAAAATTGAATCGGTTGTCACCTAATCCATTCGCCGGCGTCTTTGTCGCCTGCACAAAATACGCAGACCGAGGCCGGAAATTTCCCCCTGATGCGGTAACTTGGCCCCGGGCTATTGGGTTGGCATCCGTATCGCAGTGGGCGAGGTTATTGTTAACGTCAATTTCCTGCCCATACACCTGCGCAGAACCTGTTGCCCCCAGATCGAGTTGAGCCAGAAAAGCGCTAGCCCAGCCACGACCGTTTGGCGCAGAAACGCGAACGCGGCCATCCACACCGACGCCATCTGTAAGCGTGCCTTCGTACCCAGTCGCTGGCCCATCGGTGATGTCGAGCCACCCAACGACTACCCATTTTCGTTGAGTCTCATTCTGATCAGATTCCGCATAGTTCAGGCTCTTGATATTAAAAGCGCGCGGGTCCACTCCTTCTGATTTTTGAATAAATCGGTGGAATGGCATCAGGCCGGGACCACTGAACCACGAAGGGGAGGCGCGCACACCAGTGTTCCGAGGGATCGTTGGCGAGCTGCTGAGTAAATACTTCACTGCCGGTGCTGGCACATCTACAGTCGCGCCAGTCTGCGCTGCGCGGGTAGCAGCATTGGTGAACGCTACTGTGTCGTCGGTCACGCCATCACCTTTGGCGCCGAACTGCGTGACGCTTACCCGCTCGCGCAACTCATCCTGCACTGTACGAGCAAGCGCGCCGACGCCTGATTGGATGAAGCCCATCAAGGTTGAGCCGGTTGCAGCGATCAGCGCTGTCAATTTGGCATAAAGCGTTAGCGATGGATTCAGCGAAAGCTGACTGCTCGCCCCACTGATGTTATCCACAGGCCAGCCCGGCTGCGTGACACCAATCAGGTTCTTGAGTAGAAACTTATAGGTCTTTGCTGGATCCAACCACAGCGTGCACGACCCCGTCGCATCCAGCGTGATCGTCGTCGGGTTCGCGATCGTCAGGTCCTGGTCCTGAAACGTCGGTTCGGGCGTGGTGGTGCCGGCTAGGTAGGTGGTCAGCTTGCCGCCGGCCAGCGGGATGCCGAGGGCGTTGGAAAACTGTACGCGCGGGATGGTAGCGATAACGCCAGTCATGGGTGGCCTTCAAGTTCGCCCGGGTGACCGGGCTTGGACGAAAAAAAACCCGCTCGAGGCGGGCATAGTGTTTTAGCTGACGGTATTACTGGTTGGCCGGGGGAAGCGGCTGGGCGAGCAGCTGGTTGCTGAAGTTATTGCCAAACTGGACGCCAACGTGGTTCGATAGCTGCAGGTTCTGCTGATTGACGCGCTGGATCAGCGGCGCCAGGCTGTTCATGGTCTGCTGAGCTTCCGTTCCACGCGACAGCAGCATTGCCCCCATCTGGTCGCGCACGGCCTGCGGTGTTGCCGCCCGGTTCCAGACATTCTTGGCCGAGCCGATCGCAGAAAGGATGTTCCCCGTCTTGGCCGCCCCCACCGCGGCGCCGGCATCCGTCAGGGCGCCCACGTCGAGGTCTCCCATTCCGGATTGGCGCGCAGCGGTCTGGGATCCGACGCCGACCGTCTGCAGGCGCTTCAAGGTGGACTCTTTTGCTACATCGGCCGCAAAGGTGCGGTAAGCCCGTTCGTCGCCGAAGATCACCCGCAGCTTTTCCTGGGTGGCCGGGTTTTTCCACATATTCATGATTTCGGTCTGGCCGCCCTGCATCCCCAGCTTGCCGCGCAGCCCGTCAAAAGCGCCGATGCGAAAGGCTTCCAGCTCGTTCCCGGACATGCCTTTGACCGTGCTGAGAATGGACGACTCTTCACGCGAGATCGCCAGCTTGCCAGCGTTGGCGGCATCGATGAGCTTGGACGGGCCCGCGAACGCGGCGCGCGCCTGGCCATACAGGGACGCACCGGTTTGCGGGTTTGTCGTTGCTGCATCGAGCTCGCCGGTCAACCGATCTTTCAAGGTTTGGTAAGCGTTTCCCAAGGGCGTCATGCTGCCATCCTTGGCGACTGCCTTGCTGCTCCCGAGAACCTGGTCGATACCTTGCTTGATATGGTCCAGGTCGCCCATGTTCCAGCGCGCAGGCCCCTGAGCGCCAGGATCAAGCGAGAACGGCAGCTGGCGCGCCGTGGCGATTTCTCGCCCGAGCTTGGTCGCGCCGAGCTTGTCAGCGGCCGTGACGATATCGACGAGTGCTGGCGTTGGCGTGATGTCGACGCCGCGCAGCTGCGTGTACAGAGGTCCGGCGGCCTGGCTGCGCTGGGTTATCAGCGAGTCGACCGTCGTGCCAAGCCGCTGACCATTGATGTCGAGCGCCTTTTCAGCCGAATCGCGCATGCGATCGCCGACGCCGGCGGTGCGCTGGCGCAGCATGTTGTAGGCCGCTTCCTTCGTGCGGCCTGGAAGGGTAGCCAGCGTATCGAGCAGCTGGTTCGTGTTGCGGCCGCCGGCGTCGGCCAGCACCGCCTCGTCACCCAGCTTGTCGAAGCGCGCAGCGGCCTGGCCAAGTGGACTGACCATTCCACTCGTCGCCAGCGTGCCGCGCGCATCACGCGACAGTGCCTGGGCGATCTTCTGCGCAGCAAACGTTGCTGCAGCCGACTCAGACAGGCGCTGTCCGACGTTTCGGCCGACAGCCACCGCGCCGGCGGCAACGGGCGCGCCGGCCGCGCCCAGGGCGCCGGACAACAGGCCTCCCTTCAACGCGTCCCCAGCGATATCGGTGGCAGTTGCTGCAACTGAACCGCCCGCGCCGGCGACGGCGCCAAGCCCTGCGCCAACCGCGGCCGACTGCAGGGCGCGTGCGCCTACGCCGGCGACAACGGGCGCCGCTGCGGTCGCGCGCAGGCCGCCTGCCACGGTCGGCAGCGCAAAGGTCAGGGGTAGCGACGAAAGGCCCTGGCCAATAGCGGATGTGATCGGAGCACGCTCGCGCTGTGCTGCCTCCATGCCGCGCACGGTGTCCCGGTTGGCCACGTAATTGTCGGACAGGGTCGATGAAGGATTTTTGACCTTGTCGATCACCGCCCCGACGCCCCCGGCCAGCTCATCACCGAAACCGAGCAGCAGGCCATTTGCGCCGAGGACCAGGCCTTGCGCCCACGCCGGCTTCGCTTTGCCTGCCTCGAAATCCTTGTTCACGGGCGGCTTCGCTGCGCTGACAATCAGGTCTTTGTCCCAAGGCTGTGGACCGGCCTTAGGTGCACTGACAATCGGGTCCTTATCCCATGGGTTTGGCATTATGGCTTCCTCCGTGTGTGCCCATCAGGCGTGATGTAGTTGGAGCCGGATGGCACCTTGGCATAGTCCTCGGCGTTTGCGACCTTCACGGTGCCGACAGGCTGATCGGCGGTGCCCAGAATTTTATTGATCTGTTTGGCGCCTGATCCGGCCTGCACAGCCATGGCGTTTTCAGCTACTTTGCGAGCTGCAGCCTTTTGCGCCCTCCTGGCATCGGTATCGCCCGCCTGGGGAAACCATTTTTTTGCTTCGTTCTCTTTTTCCTTGTCACCGATTACGGCCCCGGATTCGAGACGCAGATTCGCCGTTAGCCAGTTTTCTTGCGCCTGCTGATAGAGCTGTGCTTCCGGCGCGCGCATACCGATTGCAGAATTAACGGCCGCATCGACCATGCCGCCGCCCGGCAGCCACGACGGCGCAACGCCGCCAACGGCCGCTACGGCAGACGGTGAGACCGTTTTGTCGAACTTCGCGATGATTTTGTTAGCGTCTTGCATTCGAGCAGCAAAGCCCGTCGCTTTGCCCTGAGTTTCGGTGAGTGGCTTGTTTCGCTCGATCGCAGGATCGGCAGGCCCGCCAGGGATGAACGAAAGCGTACCGTCGCCGTTCGATCGGTAGCCGGCAGGCGTCTTGCCCTGATTGAGCGTCTCGCGTGCACGGGCATCCGTCTGCGCCTGGCCGGCAGCGGTAAGGCCCTCAGTCGTCTTATTGTGGCGGACATCCTCGGTCGCTTTGCTGACGTCCAGGTCATAGCCCTTCGCTTTCCAGTGCTGCTCGAGCTGCTGGAGCGCCGTCAGGCCCTCGGTACGCTTGGCCTGCACGAATGCGGCGTCAAACTGCGGTGGCATATTCGTGACATCGAGCCCGGCCTGCATTGCAGTCTGGCGGGCAGCGTCGTAGCTGGCCTGGTCTTTGGCCGACCCCAGGATCTGCGCGCTCAGGGCGAGCCTCTGGCCCATTGCATCCAGCTGGAATTTCTCAGTCTCGCGCTTGTCCTTTGAGACCTTGGCCGACGATTCAGCCAAGCTGCGCGCTTCGGTGAGGAAGCCGCCGCGCTGCAGCGTGCCGACCTGCTCGTCGACGGGCGCATCGAACTTCATGCCGGCCAGCGTCGACTGCAGGAGATTCGTACGATCGGTGCTGCGCTGGTGCTCGTCCAGCTTGGCCTGGCCGAGCTGGTTTTGCTGCTGCGCACCCTGCACCTGGAGCATTTGGGCCAGCGCATTGACAGGCGATTCCACTTGAAAGGGCTTGAGCCCGCCGATGATGCTTGGATCGATTGGCATATGAACCTTAGAACAGCGTGTTGTTGACGCCTCCGGAACCGGAGGTGTTTTTACCTAGCATGCCGAGCAGTTGGTTTTGCTGGTATCCGGTATAGGCCTGCGAGAGTCCGTTGGTGAGCGCGTTGCTCGCGCCGACATACCCTGAAGCGCGCGCGTTGCCGGAGCCAGTGATGTTCTGTCCGGCGGTAGTGCCGTAATTGCCCAGGGCGGTGCCAGCGCTGTTTGCAAAGTTCTGTCCAGCACTCCCCAGCGTGGCGGCGGCAGTCTGGCCGGTGCCGGTCAGTGACTGCAATGGAGTCAGCTTGTTGGAGCGATTCACCTGAAAGCGGTCGAACGCAGCCTGATAATCCTGCGACGCCAGGCCCTGCGAAAAGCGAGCCGTGTCCTTTAGCGCCGCGCCCGACATCAGGCCGCCGCGCGCGGCCGCGCTGCGCTCGAGCGCCTGCTGGCCCTGATCGACGCGGAACTGGTAGCCCGGGTCGGACGTGAAGTCGTCCGCGCTGAAATCCTTCACCGCCGAGCCGTTGTCCGCACCACCTGCACTGAGGCCCAGCAGCTGCATCAGCCGATTGCGCGCCGTGTTGCCGGCATCGACGGCCGGCTGATTCAGCTCATTGGTCTTGTTGAACATTTCGCGCTGCAGCGCAATCTGGGCATCGCTGGTGTCCTTGGCAAGCGCGTTTGCACTTGCTGCAGAATCGGCCTGCGCGCCGGCGGCCTTGTTCGAGGTGTAAATGCCGACACCGGCACCCACGCCGGCGCCAATCAGGCCGACTGCTGCTGCTGATAATCCGAAAGACATATCATTCCTCCACTTGTGCTGCAGCGCGCTGCGCCGCCAGTTGTTTGTTTCCGGACTTGCCGAGCATGTCGCCTGCCTTCGCCTCGGTCACCAGCTCGACCAGGCGGTCAGGATCGGTCTCGTCGGTAGCGAACAAGTTCACCCAGGCCGAGTCTTCCAGCGCAGTGACAGCGTTTTTCATGCCGGGGTGGCAGGTGATGACGTCGCCGGCGGCCACGTCGCGCGTGCCGGCGTCGGTCACGATGCGGAGGCGCCCCTTGGCGATCACGATCAGGTGCTCGATCTTGTGCACGGCGCCAGTGACGACGGTTCCGGCCGGGATTTCGATCCGGCGCGCAATCATGCCGGGAGCTGTGAAGTGATCGACCGGGCAGTGAACCTGTGGCAGGGTGCGCATGCTCGCCTCGAGCTGGTCGACCTTCTGGCGCATTGTCGGCAGCGGTGCCATGTTGAAACCCGCGCCGTACGACACCGTGATCACGGGTTGGTCTCGTAACCGGACGCCACCAGCGCGACTGCGCCGGCCAGGTCCGACAAGGCCTGTATGGTGGCGCCGGCGTGGATCGTCTGGCCGATGGCCTGGACCACGTTGTACGACTCGCCGGCCGCGATCGTGCGGGCGGACAGAATCATGTTTGCCGGCCCGGCCGCGCCGCCATTCGGCACCAGATGCATCGTCACCGTGCGCGCGATCGCGGTGCTGTTGGTGAGCGTCGCCGCGCTGATGGTGGTCATTGTGTTCGCGGGCACGGTGTAGAACGTGGCGACCGCCAACGGGAGCAAGGTGCCGGGGCAGATCTGTTTTGGAAGTCGTTGAGCCATGAATTACCTCGGGATGAAAGTGAGTGTGGGTGCCGCGGAATAGGTCACGGTGACTTTGTCGCCTGTGGATAACTGGATCAGGCCGTTCGTCAGGCCGAGCGTGATCGAGGCGCCGCCGCGCGCGAACGTCACCAGCGACACCGTGCCGCCTTGCACGGAGAGTGCGCCGTGGTCGCGCGCCACGAACGCCATCGGGCTGGCCGTGGCCGCAACGCCTTGCAGCGGCGCGGTGCTGCTCGCCGACTGCATGACGTCGCCGCCCTGGAAAATGGTTTCGAGCATCGCGCTGGCCACGGCCGCCTGCATCAGGACGGGATCCGCCACCGGTGGCACGCATGCAGTAGCCGTGACCATGTCGCCCAGGCTGGACGTGTCGGCAGCCTGGGCGAAGACGCCGCCATCTGAACCTGAGACCGTCTCGCCGGCCGATTGCTGCGCGTCGCCGCCATTGATGGAAATCGAATAGACATCGCTCCCAGCGTCACCAATGGTGCCGCCGACGCGGGACACCAGAATTTCCAGCATGCGCAAGGCCTCGACGGTCAGCGTACCGTCCGCGTTGGACCAGCGGACGCGCGCCGGGAAAAGGTTCAGGGCGTTACTCATGCGCCACCCGGCTCGCCATCGAGCACGGCGCCGAATACGGCGAATTTCACAGGGTCGGTCATGCTGATTTCCCATACACGGTTGCGGCCGGAGCCAAGTCGGTTGAATTTGGCGCGCGCGCCATACTGGCCAGTGCCGCCGATAGTGGTGGTGCGCTCCGGGCTCCAGGTGTGCCCGCCGTCGCTCGAGTAACGCAGCATCAGCAGCGGCGCCTCGCCCTGGCCCGAAGCGATGCCGACGCCGGTTTCCATATCGACCTGCAGGCAGCTAAAGAACATGCGCTGCTGCATCGCCTCGCTGCTGGTGGTGCGGCGCTGGCGCAGGATCGGTGCACCGTCGTCGCTGTGCACGTCGAGGCGCAGCGCATAAACGTTGCCATTCTCGAAGTCGCCCACAAGGTGTTCTCCATTCGAAAACACGTGGCAGGCGGGGCGCCAGCGGATCAGCTGCCCGGTACCGGGGTCGCGCCAGGCGCGTTCGTGCCACAACTGCGTGGCGGCGTCGTAGCACCAGGTCGCGCCGGCAGTCGGGAAGGTCAGCGCATAGAAAATGTGGCCGTCCTGCTGGTACGTGAAGGCGAATGCGTCGGCGATGACGCTGTAGCCACCAATGGCGTGCTCGAGGCCGTGATCAGAGATGCGCTGCGGGGTGTAGCCGTCAGCGCGCCAGACGATTCCGGCGCCCTTGTCGTCGGCGCCCAGCCAGAACACGGTGTTGTCGGCCTTGGCCACCGTGCCGGCAGCAGCGCAGCCGTGCTCGATGAACACGTTGCCGCTGCGCTGGAACGGGAAATCGGCATTGCCGGTGTTCGACCACACCTCGGCGGTCAGCTCGCCGAAGAGCCACAGTTCACGGTGGTCGCTGATGATGGCGATCGTGTTATCGGGCGAGCCTTCAGCCGATGCGAAATCGAGCCCGTTCCACTTCGCGCCGTCGTTCGGCACCTCGTTCATGTAAAACTTGCCGGTACCGTCGCCGGTGACCAGGAAGAAACCATCCTGGTACGTGGCGCGGGTCACGCCGTGCGGGAACTCGGGATCGGTGATGCTCGACAGGACCGACGTCGACACATCGACCAGCCAGCCGCTGGCGCCATCGACGATCAGGACCTGGCCGCCATTCGACGCGATGCCCACTTCACCGGTGTAGGTGCCGATCGTTCCGATGGCCAGCTGCGCATACGCGTTGTCGACGCGGTAGACAACATTACCGGCCACCCACCAAGAAAACGCGCCCTCGCGGAACACTGCCCGCACCGGCGCCGTCGGGAACGTCAGCTTGCGCAGCGTTCCAGGTGTGCCGTAGAGGGCCAGCGGGGCGCGCGGGCTGGCGTTGTCCATCTCGCAATAGCAGTTCAGCGTGCGCTGGCCGTCTGCATTCAGGCTGCGGGCCTTGTAGGAAGGCCCGACAAAAGGAACTTTAACTCGCATCATCCCCTCACTTCAAAGCTGATCGGCTCGGAGGCGATCGAGTACTCCAGCGCGGCGCTACGCTTCATCTGCCAGCGCGCGCTGATGGCCTGGGCCTTGGCCATTGGCGTATCGAACTTGAACAGCAGTTCATTGGCCACGCCGTAGCCCAGCGCATTCAGCCAGAACTGGGGCACGTCGGGCGCCGTGGTACCGCCGTCGGCAAGGTCATCGACGATGCGCTGGTACTGCAGCGTCACCGCCGGCGCGCTGGTCGGCGTCGGCCACAGGTACAGCAGTTCATCCGGCCCGATGTAGAAATGAGTCGGCGTGCCGGTAGTGCTGCTGCGGTCGACCATCTGCACCCAGCGTGCGTGCGCAATCTGCGCCAGCGCGCATTTCTGGCCGTTGACGGTGCGCCAGGCGATCGGCGAGCCGAAATAATCGTCAGGCAACGGGATCGTTTGGCCGGCGGCCCAGGCCAGTGCCGCTTCGCTCGACAGTTTCGGCCAGGCGTAGCCGGCCAGTGGCAGTTCCTTGAGAACCGCGTCGAGCGCGCGCAGGGCCATCTGCATATCGTCACCGCTGGCCGCTTCGCCGGCGCCGACTACGCCCATGTGCTCGAGCGCGTCGGTGCAGACCTCCGCAGCGGCAAGCGTCCAGGCGGTAGTCATTAGACCGGCTCGATGGTGTAGCTGTATTGCGGGATCGTGACGTCTTTCGGCTTGCCGTCGTCGCCCTTTACCTGGGTGTGCACCACTGCGTGCTTCAGCACAGCCAGGTAGTTTTCGTCGATGGTGGTCTCGACGTTGCGCTTGTACACGTTCAGCTTGTAGTTGTGCGCGATCTCGACATCACCGCCTTCACCGTGAAAGGTGATTTTGAACTGCTTCAGTTTGGCTTCAGCCATGTGATTCTCCAATGAAAAAGGCCCGAACGATGGCCGGGCCTTTTGTGCTGCAGGGGAGAGCGCTGAGCGCCCAGTGGTTTAGACCGACGCCAGCGACTCGATGCGCACCATCCACGCCTGGTTCAGGATCGTGGTGGTGGTCGTGGCCTTCCAGCCCACCGACGAACGCTGCTCCAGCGGGTCGGCGGTACCGGCCGAACCCAGCGCCTTGACGAAGGTGTTCATGGCCTGGCCCGACAGCGGCGAAATGCCGTAGGCGTTGTCCGCGAGCAGCAGCGAGGCGTACACGTCGTTCTTCGTGGTGCCCTTGAAGCCGGCCGTGGTGGCGGTAGTGGCATCTGCAAAGATCTTGCAGTTGGTCGAGGTGACGAAGCGGATGTTCTTGTACGCGCCGATCTCGTCTTCGATCACGCCTTCCTGCGAGCCGTAGTCCGATACGGCACGGAAGCCCGTAATCTGCTCCAGGTCGTATTCCACGTCTGGGTGCACCAGCATGATGAAGGCCTTCCGGATCGCGCCGGTACCAACGCCATCCGATGGCGCGATGCCCTGCTTGACGAACTTGGCGTTCTGGGTCTTCAGGAAGCGAATCGCCTTGTCCAGGTCCGGGCCGGTGATCTTGTTGATCAGCGCCAGGCGGTTGGCCACACCCGATGCATAGGCGGCATTGGTACCAGCCACCAGCACGTCACGGCGGATCTGGTCGATCGTGATGCCGGCCTGGTCGCCCAGGACGTCGGTGGCTTCCGTCACAACGGCGTCCTGGTTGGTCAGCGAGACCATGTCGGACAACGTGATGAAGTCGCCGTACTGGGCCAGCGTCGACACGATGTCGGTCACGGCCAGCGTCGAGCCGGCAGGCGTGACGCCTTCGGTCAGCGCGGTGACGGCCGCGGCCAGTTGCGAGTAGCGGCGGAACTTGATCTGGTTGCCGCTGCGGGTCTGGATAGGGCGCTTCTGGCCAAAACGGCCGTGCACGTCGTTTGGCATCGCGCGGGCGAGGAGGTTGCGGTCGTAGAAGGCTTGTACGCCTGGTGCGACCTGGCCAATGGTGGTTGTAGGCATGGACTGCTTTCTTTTCAGTAACCGCGGACTTTGCGCACTTCGGCTTCAAACTCGCGGTCGGTCATATTGGAGATGCGTTGCGCTTCCACCAGTTGGGCATCCTGCGGTGAACCTACCACCGAAGATTTACCCGTACCAGGGACGCTCATCGCGGATTTTTCTTGCTGCCGGGCCAGTTCAGCGGCGAAACGCTTGCCGGTCTGGCGCTCGGTAAAGGCGATCTTTTCCTGCGTGATCACGCGCACGACTTCGAGCGGATCCTGCGCTGCGTCGCCCAGGTCCTGCCACGCCTTGGCAATCGAGGTTTGCAGCTCGGCCGGCATCTCGACGGCGAAAGCGTCCGGGTGCGCTTTCTCGATCACGGACTGGAAGGCAGTGGCACGTGCCTCGGCTTGCTGCTGCGGCGCCGGGTCGGTGGCCACAAAGCGAATTGCGTCGGCCAATTCCGGATTCGCATCCAAAATAGCTGGCCGGGTGGCTTCGCGTTGCTGGGCGTCCTGCTGGCGGCGCAGTGCTGCTGCTTCCTGCGCCATCCGCGTGCCCCATGCCTGGGAGTCTTTCGCCATCTTTTCGGTACGCTCGAGGCGGGCCGTCAGTTCAGCGAGGGGATCAGCGGCCGCTGCCGGCGCGCCCGGTGGAACTTCAGCCGGTGGTGTTGCGACGGCAGGCGCTGCTGGTTCTTCGGCCGGTGGCACCACAGCTGGCGCGGGTGCCGCTGTGAACTTGCCGCCGTCGTCGCGCGCGGTAGTGGCCGGGAGGGCCGCCGCGTCGAGCTTTGCCGCCGCCTCGTCGTACTGGCGTTGGTATTCCACTGCATCGAGTGTTTCTAGTGACATGTGTATCTCCGTGGGGCGCTTGCGCGCTAATCCATGCTTAAAGTGCCGAGTCCGGTTCGGGTAGTTCGGCGGCGAGAATGCTTCGGCGCTCAGCTTCGAGCGCCTCCGGCAAATCCATCAGGTCGTGCAGGGCCTTGATGCGGCCCCGCGTTTCCTCGTTGTTCTGGCTGACCAGGGCGGCGGTGTAATCCGCGATCAGCAGCTTGATTTCGTGGCAGACGGCGGGCCAGGCCACATGCATGCCAGCCAGGGCTGCGTCGATCTGGGTCATGCGCGCGGCGTCGTTCATTGCGGCACGCCTTCATTCGCCACCGGTGGCGCCTGCTCGTCCTGGGGCGAAAAAATAGCCGCTTCAGGCGGCTGTTCGTCGATCGGCTGTTCGTCGGGCGCTTGCCCGTCCGGCGGCGCACCCGGCGGCTGCATCATGTGGTCGTGGAAGTCGACGATTGCCTGGGTATCTTCCGGTGAGCGCGGTGCCGGTTCACCCAGCGCGGGCGCCGCCATCATGCGTTCGACGGTCTGCATCACCAGCGCCTGGATTTCTTCCGGCGTCATCGCCGGCGCGACCACCTGCATGCGCTTGGTGTCGGAGTCCTGTTCCTTGACTGCCGTTTCGCGCTCCTTGATTTCCATGCCCGCTTCGAGCTTTGTCACTTCGGCGTGCGCGTTGTTCAGCGCCTCGCCCATCTGCTTGACCTGCTCCTGCAGCGCCGTCATTTGCTGCTTGATTTGCGGCGGGATGTCCTGTTCGCCTTCTTCCTTCAGGATCGGGCTTTCCTTACCGATCTCCATGGCGTCCCACGTCTGGTTCAGCAGCTCGCGCGTGTCGATCAGTGGGGACGTGGCGGGATTCGACATAGCGAAGTCGGCGAACGCGCGCAGCTTGTTCGTGAGGATTTCTTTCTGCATGAACGATGCGACGCCTGTGGCCTGCCACTCCATGAACGACGTTTTGCCGAACTGCTTGATCTGCCCCCACTTCCCGGCGATCTCGTCGCCGTGGATCTTACGCACCGTTTCGACATCCAGATATTTCAGATTCCACTCGATGGTGCGCTCGACGATTTCCTCGATCCACATTTCGTCGACGTTCTGGATTACTTCCTTGATCGGCAACGAGCTGGCCGACATGATCATGCTGATGCCGGTCGCTGTCTTGTTCAGGTGGCTGCTGTCGTCGCCCTGGGTGTACTTCGTAATGCCAGTGTCGTCGTCGCTGAACTGGTCGGACATGGCGATCAGGTCGCGCCAGCCGTCGGTGATGTCAGGTTCAACGTGGTGGATGATGGCCGTCTGGCGCTCTTCCGGTGTCAGGCCCGGCTTGAACTGGTAGACCTTTCCCGGGAATTTGCGGAAATCTTCGCGCGGGTCAAACTTGGAGCGGTCCACCGAGGCGGTGCCCAGCAAGGCCATGCCTTTGCCCTCCATCACCAGGCGGAAGGCTGCGTTCGTCACCTTCTGATGCGGCGCGTTGTTTTCGGCCACGCCAACGCCCCAGATTTCGTGCTCGACCGCTTCGTAGACGCAGCGCAGCGCCGGGCACTTGCCGCCGTAGGGGGACGGGTCGACCTTCACCACCACGCCGCCAGCCATGATGACGATCGCGTCGACCATCTCACCGTCTTCCAGCTCGACAGCAGGTTCGCCTTCGGCCGCCCGTGCCTTGCTCAGTGCGGACTTCGGGATCTTGCCGAAGAAGCGCGCCACCTTGATGCGGTCACCCTTGTGCCAGTAATCAACGTTGCCGCGCAGCTGCACGGCTTGCTCGCTGCCCGTGTCGTTCGCGTCACCCGAACCCTTCAGTGCCATGTCGATATCGTGGTAGCGCTTGTCGTACTTCCATGCCGCCACCGTGTGCTTCGATTCCATCGTGGCCCAGAACACGCCCAGGCCGGCGTCGACGTCGCGTGCTTCCGGGTCGGGGTACACGTCCAGGCTGCTGCCCAGCTCGAAGTACGGGAAGTCGAATTCGTATTTCTTTTCCACCAGCGCAGTGACGCCCAGCGAGTTATCCGCACTGGTCTCGGTGATCGATTCCTTGCGCACAAAGGGGCCGAACACGAAGCCGGTGCCGTATGTGGCCAGCGTGTTGACGCCGGTCTTGATCATCGCCTTGAACTTCATACGTTCGAACTGCTCGGTGAGGATGTCCTCGACCGCGTCGGCCCAGGGCGCCAGCTTCTCGTTCGTCGGGGTGGTGTCGAAGGGCAGCTTGCCGGCACCGAACAGTGCGTCGTTGATCTTGGCCCGGGCAGCACGCACCTTGTTGCGGCTCGATCCGATGAACAGGCTTGCCGCTTTCTTCGCGCGGGCCGCGCCGGTACCGGTCGTGTCGTTGTCGCGCGGGATGCGCATCACGTCCTGGTAGCACTCCAGCATCTTGAGCTTTTGCGGCTCGCGCGCATTCTCCCAGCCGGTCAGGCGCTCGCATAGCAGGCTGCATAGGCCGGCGTTTTGTTGGAGTGTATGGCTCATCAGAAATAGAATCCGTCGTTGTCGGGTAGCGGCTGGTCGATCTGGCGTACTGCACCCAGATCCTCGTTTGTCATGTCCTCGGCATTCACTGCGATATATCGCAGGTTGTCGGCGCCGTGGCTCCATTCGTCGTGCAGCGGGGCGCCGGCCTGCTGCGTCGTCTGGTTGATGCTGCGCCGGTACCGCTTGGCGCACTGGACCATGCGTGCGGCCTTGGTCTTGTCGAAATACAGGCGGGGGAACGTCATGCGCGTCAGGCGGATGCCGTCCTCGATGCTCGTGTTCGGCGTGATCTTCACGTCCCACCCGAGCGCCTTCATGATTTCTTCAGCGCTCTTGCCGGTTTTGTAGTCCTTGTGCCGGCCGTCGTGGGGCAGGTACAACGTGCCCCAGTTCATGTTCATTTTTTTCAGCTCGGCCGAATACCAGTCGAGCGTTTTATGCGAATCTTCGATCTCGCCGATAATGCGCAGCTCGCTGGTGTGCTTCTGCACCAGGCTGATGAACATCGAATCGTTCCAGCCCAGATCGAACACCACGTGCACTTTGAGCAGCGGGTCGTACGGAACGTTGGCAATGCGCTTTTCTTCCTGCGCCTTCGAAATCTGCTCGAAGTAGATGGCACCCACCACGGCCGGCATGCACCGGCCCTCCCAGATGTTCATGTACTCGGCGTCGGACAGCGTCGCCTTGGCGTGCAGGCGCTCCTTTTCCAACACAGCGGGGAACCACGGGTTGTCCGTGTAGTTCATATCGACGATCTTGCAGTCGTCCGGGCAGTCGGTAATGAAGCGGACAAACGTCTCGTCGGTGTCCAGCTCGGGGTTGAACGTGATCCAGATTTCCGAGTCGTCCTTGCGGATCGTCGGGATCAGCGTCTTCCAGGAGCGCTTCGATACCGTCTGCGCTTCCTCCACCCAGACGATGTCGCAACCCTCGAACGACTTGATCGAGTCAACCGTCTGCTCGGACAGGCCGGAAAAGCTGAATTCGGTGCCATTCTTGCCTCGAATCTCGTTTTCCAGAACCTTGTAGAACTTGGACAGGCCCAGGGTTTCAATCTGGTCTTTCAGCAGCTTGTGGACTGACTGCTTGATCGACTTCTGCACTTCGCGCGTGCACAGGATGCGCAGCCGGCGCGAGGAGCCCAGGATCAGCAGCGCCTTTGCCACGCTCCACGACTTCGCACTACCGCGTCCACCCTTGGCGCCCTTGTACCGGTGTTTCTCGTTCAGCAGGAATTGCAACTTTTCCGGGAATTTAACGTTCATCGGTCGATTTCACGAACTCGATGGAGAAATTCATGTTGGCGGTCTCGTCGTCCTCGCCCTTATTCATTTTCTCGATGACTTCCTTGTTGGCGCGCAGCAGATTCATAGGGCCTTCCATTGCGCTGTTTGCCAGTTTTTGCAGGGCGGCGTGCGACTGAAGGAACACCGCGGTTTTCATCGGGTCGACATCGTCAACCCGTTCCATCTGCTGGTTGGCCAGCATCGACAGCCGGTGCGCGGAAGCGGCGCTGTACTCGGCTGCCGAACCGAGGTGGTGGCTGATGTTCGCCAACTTGCGCGCCAGGTCCGACACGATCGCCTGGCCTGCGAACGGCAGCTGGGCGATCTGCTCGCTGATCCGTTTGCTCGCGGCGTCCGCGCGAACCTTCTCTTCGGCCAGCGCGGCCAGCTTGTTCTTGCCGTCGGGCGCGTCCTTGCCACCCTTCAGGCGCCGGCGGATCGATGACTCGTTCACACCGAAGTCCGCAGCGAGTTTGTTGAACGAGTCGCCGTCCACCAGGTGGCGCCGCTCGACCTCGATCCACTGCTCAGGCGTGAGGGATGATCTACGCCCCATATGCCAACTCCCTCAGCCACAAATGAAAAACCCGCCTAGGCTTGCACCTGGCGGGATAAGGTCACGCGCTATTTCAGCGGTAACGAGAAGTGATCGGGGTGACTAGCTTACACCGTGAACGACCAGGTGCAAATTGACTATGCGGCGGGAGGCAGCTCGCCCTGAGAAAGCTTTTCAAGAAAAAGTTCTACGTAAACCATGGTGAATGCACCAACTCCCTGCAAGATGAATCGACCGCTCAGCGCCGCGGCGTTCACCATGCCTAACCATGGGTTCTCCATACTGGTGTGGCCAATATCTAACAGCAGAATCGGGAGGTGGATGTCGTTTCCGACAATCTCAAGGCCAGACAGCTTTGGAGCGTCGCCAACATTTGCGACGCCGTGAAAGCGAAGAGCCCTGCCGTCGAGGCCAGGTGGCGTAATGACAATCTCGTCTCCAGCTTTGATCGAAAAGAATCCCGAAAAGACTTTTTCTTTTCCGTTAACAGTAATCATAGTTCGCCTTTATAAATTCGCGACCCATATCGCGTTGCATCTATGCTAACACGCAGCTGATGAGCGAATCCAAGACTCAGTGTGGCGGCCGGACCTCGCCGTACCTGACGCGATCAGCGCTTAACCACACGACTGCCGACTGAAGGCGGTAGCTAACCGGCCATGTTCAGGTATTGCGGACCTGTCAATCGGCATGCGTGTGGCGCCTCGTTTCGTGAGGCAACCGTCAAGCGCTTCATGCAGCGAGCGTCTGAACCAAGGTAGCGTGAATCGGCCCGATATCAAGGCGGGTACCACACGACTGCCGACCGGTACGAAGCCGTCAAGCCTCGCCCAACCAGGAGGACCAGTCCTGCCGATCGGCATGCGTGTGGTCACCGGTTGCGCCGGTGAGGCGGAATGCAAAAAGCCCGCGACCTTTCGGTGCGGGCTTTTTGGAAACAGGTTCAGTTTTTTTTAGAAACCGTGCTGATGAATGTCGACGTGCACAAGCATATAGGCGCCAGCTCGATGCCCGGAAACCCGGCAGTTCACCGGACCTTGTGCCGAGACAAATTGATCACCGTTAAAGTCCGCCGCGAAGTCAGCCGTACCGACGACAAATGGAACTTCACAGATCATTTGGTTTTCTGCGTGCCGACGGATGAAGTCCGGCGCCCCTGCCGGCCATTCGCTTTCCAATTTATCGGCAACGATTTTTACGGTCAGGCCCGCAATATCAGGCGGCGCCAGCAGAACATTGTCGCCTTTCGCCATCATGAACGAGGCGGAGAATATTACTTTATTACCATTAATGTTTAACATTTGCATCTCCACTTTCCGTTATACGCAGTACTTTCGCGTTATCTACATGCTAACACGACTGTTGCGCAGTAAAGATGGATGCTGGCATCTGATAAACCGCACCTATTCGACCAACTGCCAGTCGTCGGCCAGCGCGTCGCTGCCGCTCGGCGCCCAGGTGCTGACCGTGTCGTCGACACCCTTCAGCGCCATGTACGCGTTGTACGGAACCATCGAGCCTTCACCGAAGTGCGACTTCGCAGCGCCGGTCTGCACCGGATACGATGCGGCCGGTACCAGGTAGACGAACATGCCCTTGCCGTTCCAGCCAGCGCGCGCGACCTTGGCGCCTTTCTTCAGCGCTTCGACGGCCAAGCCGAACGGCATGCCAGTGGTCGAGCGGTAGGCGCCATCGAACTGTTCCTTCGGGGACCAGCTGACATAGCCGGCATGGCCCGCGACGTTCGGCTTGCCGCCGTCGGTGTATTCGACCAGGTAGCCTTCGTCATTGCCGTCTTCGTTGGCCGGCAGCGACCAGCCGCGATATTCGTTGTAGATCGCGCGAGTCATTGCCAGCGCGATGACGATCTTGGTTCCGATGAAGCGCATGGTTTTCCTTACTTGTGGCGCAGCACGGAAGTGTGAGCGCAAAGTGAGCGGCAATAAAAAAAGCCCCGCTGTCCTTTCGGAGGCGGAGCTTATTTTCGGGCGCACGAAGCCCCGATGGCCGAATCTTACATCAGGTTTTTCGGATTGGCAACAATCAACATGCGACGCGGTCCTTCAACATTTGGAACAGGCGCTCGACGGCCTGGTCGAATACACGCGCAAAGTCCGTGCGCCAGACGGTCTGCGTGTTCAGGCCGTAGTGCACCATCACCGCCTCGCGCTCCATCACCGGAAGATCCCACACGGCCGTGTGCAGCTCACGCACCAGGCGCTTGTTGACCTCGATCTCCATGTCGTCGAACGAATTGATCCGCGCATCGGGCGCGCCCAGGCACTGGCGCGGCGCGCCCTCGGCGATCGGCTCGTTCGTGCGGATCCAGTCGGCCCAGCCGTCGAGCAGCAGGACAACATTGTCGCAATGCTGCTGGTGCGCGGTCCGCTTCGGCGCAGGTGGCACAACCAGCGTGCGCGCAGCCAGCACGGCAATCACTGCCAGCTCAACCGTCGCGATCTCGGCAATTTCGTCGTCGAAGATGACGTCCGGTACCGGCGCGCACTTGCCGCGCCAGCCAAGGGTAAGTTTTGTGCGCATTCCGTCAGTCCTCTTCGCCATGGTGGCGTTTAATGGCTTTTGCGCCGCGGTCGATTCCGACGGCGACAAGCAGCACCGCGGCGAGCGCGGCAAATCCCAGCAAAATCAGGGCGGTTTGGACATTCAACTTTTGGCCTCTTTTAGTGGTTGCGCTGGGGCAACTTTTTCGGCGTTTCAATAGAGCAACAGCGACATACCCGAAGGAAGCGCCTCCTATGGCAGAGCAGATTTTCAGCGCATCCGGATCGCCGGTTTTATTCGGCTTTATAAATCGCTTTTTTTGCGCCGGATTGGCGTTTTCCAGCATTTCGATGCCGCTTGGCAATGCAGAAAAGGTGCGAAAACAGGCAGGTTTTGCGCTCGAAATGGCGCCTTGAATCGAGCGGTTTTGGCCGGAAATCGTGAAAAGTGACGGATGACTGTTAATCATTTGCATTTGCTGTGCTTTCCTGCTGCCGTTCCGATCTCTTCGCCAGTTTCGCGCCGGACGAATCCGATTACAGAGCCGATGTGGTCTGACGCCCGGGCAGCCGTATCGAGGTTCTTCTCCAGGTATCCGCGCGTCGTCGTGAAACTCTTGTGACGCATCACCGCCTGGATGGTCTGGATGGGCACGCCTTCCTCCGACAGCAGGGTGGCGAACGTCCCGCGCAGGCGGTGCGGCGTGATGCCCTTGGTCGAGCACTCGGCGTTTGCCCGGCGCATGGCGACACGCGAAAAGCCGGACGTGAACTTGCGGCCATCGCTGCGGCAGGCGATCAAGCCATCAGCCTTGCGCAGTGGCCCCAGCTCAGCGACCAGCCAGGCCGGCATCGGGATCGGCTCGGCTTCGCGGCCCTTGGTCTCGCCCGGCGTGTAGGTGGCGCGCTGCCAGTCGATCCATTCCCAGCGCGCTGTGGCCGCTTCACTTTCGCGCAGGCCCAGGCCGAACATCAGGCGCACGCCGGTACCGACGCCGTGGTGCTTCTTCGATGCGCCGTCGATCGCGGTGAACCAGGTTTTGGCCACGTCGAGCGGCAGCACCGCGCGCGGGCGTTTTTGTACTTTGATCATGGCTACCTTCCAGGGGGATCGTGCGAGGATTTCGCGGTTGACTGCCCACAGCGTGAGCAGCTTGAGAATGCGCAGCCAGTGGTTGGCCGTGGCCGGCCTGCGGTCCTGCAGGTGTTCGTTGCGGGCCGCTTCCACCAGCTCGGTGTTGATGTCGCTGATCTTCAGGTCGGCCAGGTCGTACATGTGCAGGCGCCGGAACGATTCGATGCTGCTGATGTGCGACGTGCTCGATGTCGGCCGGTGCGCCACCAGCCAGGAGCCGACCAGTTCGTCCAGCGTCGGTACCGGCTCGCCACCGTTCGCCTCGATCACCGCTTTGTCGAACGCGGCCTGGGCCAAGGTCTCGGCGCGCGCGCGGTTGCGCAGGCGAGTGCTGCGCTGGGTGCGCCGGCCGGCGACCTGGAAGCGGAAGTGCCAGATTTGGCCCTTTTTGAAGATGTTCGCGCTCATGCGGCTTCCACTTCTGCTACTTGGTGGCGAGCCACGAACTGAACGCGCGCCGCCAGCTGCTGCGAGCGGTGGTACTGCACACACGGGCGCGCGGTGGCGTGCACGAACGGCTCGACCGGGCCGACTTCGCCATCGAAGCCATGGCAAGCGCCAATGCCGAGATCGGCTCGGGCAGGATCATCTTTCGTCGTGAAGTGCGCGCAAAAGCCGCAGGCGCGATACGTGCGGTCGACCTTCATGCAGCACCCCACTCGCGCGACTTGATGCCGACGGCTTCGGACGCGAACTGGATCTGAATGGCAAGCAGTTCCTTGTCGCCGCGCGCCGCGCGCTCGAGGATGCGCTCCGCCCATCGCTTTGGGTCGCGCCCGTCCGATCGAGGGCTGACGACTTCGTCCCGAAGCTTGCGTAGCAGCTGGGCAGCCTGCGCCGGGTTCGGCACCGATTTGCCTGGTGCCACCAGGGCCAGCATCGGCTGCGGAATCTCCGCCCACTCGCCGATCGCCATCTGCGCGTCGAGCGCAGACTCCCAGCGCGGCTTCATCTGGCTGACCGACATGTTGCCGAGGTCGAACGACATCGGCATGGCCGTCCAGTACACGGCCGGATGCGACCACTTGCCATACTCGCCGGCAGCGCGCGCGGCTATCCCGGCAACGGCCTCGTAGTACGCCTTCACCGGGTCGAGCGGCGAACGGCAAAGTTTTTTGAATTCAGGCAGCGTCGGCGGCCACTCCTTGTTGGCCAGCGCATCGAGGCCGCGTTTGATTTCGGCGCCTGTGTATCCGGCCAGCTCCAGGCCCCAGTGAGCGATCAGCTCGTCACCGTCGGCGCCGCCCCACTGGTCGGTGAATTTCTTCCCGTAGGAGAGCAGCATCCGGTGGAACAATTTTTCGATCCAGCTATCCGGAAGCTGCTCAGTTGATGTCTGTGATGTGGCGAGGTTCAGCATGTTTTTTTCCGGTCAGGCGGTCTGCGAGGTCTTTGGCTTTTTCATTGGCGGTCTGGTACTGCCCGCCTGGTCCAGCCCGCGCGGCATTGAGCACCCACGCCGCCTCGAAACCCACCCAGCCCCTGGTACAGCAGATCGCCAGCACGCCGTCGAGCGACATCCCCGCCTTGGCGGCCTCGGCAAGCAGCGTCTTCAGGACGGTTGGCGTCACCGGCGCGCGCTTCGACTTGCGCATGGCAAGCCAGTCGGCAGCGGTTTGCGGCTGCACGCCATGCGCTTCGAAGGCCGGCCCCGGATCGAAAGACGGCGCAGCCGTTGCTGTTGTTTTTGACTTTGCTTGTTTACTCTTCTCTTCTCTTCTCTCCTCTTCTCTAGGCGTGACATGGCGTGACGTGGCGTGACATGGCGTGACATCGCCGGATTCACCATCGTCGATAGCCCGCCCGCGCTGCTGACGTTTCCGCTCAGCGGCGTTGCTATCGACGCGCTCGCGCTTCGGCTGGCGAACCTCCCAGCGCACCACGCCGCCACCGTGCAGCAGGCCGCGGTCTTCCATCGCGACGAGGATGCGCGCGGTGGTGCCGTCCTCTGCGCCCAGGAGGAAGTCGGTGGCTTCGTGGTCGATATCACCGATTGCGCCACGGTCGTGGTTTGCACTGGCCAGCTCGAGCACCAGCGCCCATACAGCGATTACATCGCCCACGCGCGCGTCGGCACGCTTGGCGACCAGGCCGAACTTCGGATCATTGACACTGCCGTGATGCCACCTGAACCAGTGATTGATCGCATCGGCCATTAGACGAACCTCGCTACCTGGCAGGCAGGCGTGTGCGGGGCGCCCTGGGGCGCATGGCAGCTGGTGCAACGGGGAGCGTTGAGAATTGCCCAGGTAGTCACGGGCGGGGTGGGGCGGGGCGAAGATATATCTTTATTCTTCATGGTGCGAATTCCACTTGGTGTAATGATGGTCAGACGCAGGCAGCAGCATGCCCGGCCAGCAGCTGGTGCACGTACGTGAGCAGACGCAGCTGCGCGCCGTAGCGCTCTTCGAACCGGGCTTTAAATGGGTGCACGGCGATCAGTGCCTTGTCCTCGCCGGCGCCGTCCTGGTGGTGGCCAGCGCACAGCGGAAGCACCAGGCCATGGCAGCCAGGCTTTGTCCGGCCGTCGATGTGGTGAATGCTGACGTGCGGGGTGAAGTGGCCATCGATGCGGCAGGCGACGCAGCCGACGATTTCCACCATGCGCGTCCACAGGATTTTTTCCGGCTTCGTTGGCCGGCGCTGCGCGCTCTTGAGGGTGCGCTTCGTGCGCTCGCGCCCGTTGTTGGTCGACCGGGCCAGGTAGCCGCTTCGGGCCATGGCTGTGGTGCGCGGCTTGAACGCCGTGCGGACCAACTGGGCGCGGGCGGGTGTCATGCGGAGGCGATCTCTGGGTGCGCCCAGTCAGCATAGGCCCGGTCCCAGCCGTCTTGCCACTCGACGATCGCTGGTGCGCTCCAGTTCATGCCATGGTCGTCGCGACTGCGACCGGCCTGGAATGCTTCAGTACCGCGTTCGCGAATATGCTCGCGTGAAATGATCAGTTCGTTCATGGTTGGGCTCCAGCTTCATCAACGACCTTGGCCAGGTCGGTGCGTGCCTTGTATTCGGCGCGCTGTTTATCGGGGTCCTGCTTGTCTGCGATGGCGGCCTTAGCGCGCTGGCGCCAGACTTTTGCGGCAGGGACGATCTTTTCGTCCGGCGTGCCGCGGGTACTTTTCTGTCCCATTCGTTTCCTTGGTATTCGTCGGTTGGCACTACGGTGCGGTGGCTTCGTGTCGAAGGCGAAAGCCTTTAAACCTGCCTCCGGAGGGACATAAAGGCGCTGCCCCGGGCCGCTGGCCGACCAGGACCCCGACATCCCCGGGATTCCTTTCGCTGTGGCGGCGCTTTACCATCTGTCCGCTCCGCAACGTTGATGAGGTGACGGAAATACGGGCTGCGGCCCAAGCCGCCGCGCAGGCGATCGAGGCAACTGACCTCCGCGCCGTTCAAAAGGACTTCGATGGTGACGTTGCGGGTGTTCGTGTTCATGCAGTGCTCCTGGTAGTGGGGTAATTCAGGCGTTCAAGGCGTTGATAGAAGGAATTTCATTTCCTAAATGCAACAGTAAGGACGTGCAAAAGCCGCCGGGGTCACAACGGCGTTTAAACGGGATCGGTCAGGTGAGGCTCGTTGCCCAGTTCAGGCTTGGGTGCAAATACATCCGGACGGGCCAGTCGGATGAACTTAAGTTGATGCTTAGGTACGCCGTTCCGTCGCCACTGCGACACCGCGGCTGCGGAGACGACGCACAGCTCGGCCGCCTTCGCAGTGCCGCCGAGCCTCTCGATTACATCGAGTGCTTCGGCATTCAGTGCTGGATCGTCGTTCATGGGCATCTCGGGTTGGACTAGGTTTCCAGATATTAAGGCAACTTAATTTATAAGTCAAGGCACCTTAACTTAAGTTTAGTTAAGCTAGCTAAATGGGAAATTTCAAATTGCTATCGGAACGACTAAAGTGGGCGGTGCAACGAAGGCTCGAGGCAGAGCCAACGATCACGCGCATCACAAAAGGAAAAATTGCACTGGAGGCTGGCGTTTCGCCGACGGCAGCTGGCTACTGGTTTGCTGATACGAATGGCATGCAGGCCCCCGCAGCACGCAGGCTAGGGGCATTCCTTGGCGTAGATCCTGTCTGGCTTGAAAAAGGAGAGGGCTCGCCAGAGATCGCGCCAGCAAAGGAGGATCTCGGATACCAGGCCCTCGAAGCAAGCGACCAGCAGTTCGTCCAGATACCGCTGGTTGAGCTCAAGCTGTCGGCGGGACTCTCCGGCTATCAGACCGCACCGCTCGGCGAAGGTGATTCGATACTCAATCTGCGCCAGGGCTGGATGCGGTCGAGACGGCTTAACCCGAAGAATCTTGTAGCCATCCAAGTCACAGGGGACAGTATGGAGAGGGCGCTACACGCGGGCGATATCGTAATTTTGGACACCTCCGATACTTCGCCGAAAGATGGTGAAGTTTATGCTGTAAATTACGAGGGCCAGGCTGTGGTCAAGCGTCTAGAGCGGGATGCGGGCGACTGGTGGCTGACATCCGATAACGCGAGCCCTGGGCGACACGCCCGAAAGGTCTGTCGTGGTGATGACTGCATCATTGTGGGCCGCGTGGTGCGGAAAGAAAGTGACCGAATCTAATTGAAAATATCCATCGCAGAGACACGTATTGCACAAGGTAATTTGCTTATCGCTATCGTTGAGACGGAATCTGTCGGCCCGGCGGGTGATCTGATTCTTAAAAAACTAAATGCGTTTTATCCCCACCTTCCTGCCATGCTAATCAGCGTAAGCGATAATGGTTTTTCGGCGTACGCCCACTTTGAAACACATCGGCTGTTAGCAATGATTCAGCTGAAGGCGCTTGTTTTTCATCGATTGATTTGAATTGCCCACCTGACGTGAAACTGCCTTTTTAAGGGAATATGAAATTAATAACAGTCTTGCTTAGCTTTGGACTAGCAGCGTGCGCTTCAACATCAGGCGTTTATAAATCTGGCCTAGATACTTTCACTGTCGCAGCCACGGCCTCTCCCGGTGCTGGTGGCAGCGCAAAGGCGAAGGGATCAGCCTACTCCGCGGCGGAGAAGGAATGTTCGCAACATAACGGCGCTGTGGAAGTCGTATCCGAGAAAGTATCCGCTCCAACTTGGACCGATGGAATGCATACGATTGATTTGGTATTCCGATGCCGTGCAACTGGGAGCGCCGCGTGATGGTGCGTTGCGGGCTCATGCTAGCATTGATTCTATCTGGCTGCGCAACTCAAACTGGAATAGTCTCAACCGGAGCTAACTCTTATATGCTTATGAAGCAGGGTAATGGCTTTTGGACATCGCCAAGTCTATTGGTGGCAGATGTTACCCGTCAGGCAAGCGAATATTGTTCGGCTAGTGGAAAGTCGATTTCCATAGTTTCAACAAAAGAAAAGCCGGTCGGTATTCGCCCTGGCGACTATCCTGAAGGTGAAGTGCGGTTTAACTGTAATTAAGTTCCGCGAGTTTGGCACAGTAATATTACATTAAAGGGGTGCGATGTCTATCGAAGACGATGTGGTCCAGCTACAGCGCGAACTGAATGAGCTTAGGCAAAATTTCCGTGAGTACGGCACAATTCACCAATATGATCTCGGTCAGGCCCAAGCTTTTCGCGCTGCAATTACCGCTATTATTGCAGCCCATCCTGATCCGGATTTGTTGGCGGTTCATCTGGACCAACACCTTTCTCGCCCGGAGGCCAGTGAGGTTTTTCAGTCGAACAACGAGGAACGCCTACAAGGTTTGCAAGCCGCACAAGCCTATCTCCTTGAAGTAGTCGGTATCGCTCAAAGGCTGCATCGTACGCCTCGTTAGCGTCTAGTCCCATCTCCACTCTCCACGCCCCGCCAGCCGGGGCTTTTTTTCGCCCCGACGATCGGTGCGCGAAAAAATCTTAACATTTTTTTGGCGGCAAGTTTAAGGTAGCTTGACATTAAAATTAAGCCAGCTTAAGATGACTTATCGAAACGCGCCGACCAGCGCACACCGGAGACCACGATGCGCTTCCTTCTGTTTTACAAAATTGAACTCACGGACCGTTTCCCGGTCACCACCGCAATCTGCGGAACCTGCGTGACCTTTGCGCTAGCCACCTGCTTGCATGCGATGGGCTGGCTGTAATGCGCACCGTCTACAACCTTTTCCGCTTCTACCGCCGCCGTGGTGCCACACCGATCGGCGCGGTGCGGACGGCACTGCGCGTCTACCACCACGGCTTTTGAAATGGCTCGCATCGCGCCAGACCGCGCCGCCCTCGAAGTCGCCCACCGGCTGCTCATGACGGCAGCGCCGCTTGACGCGATGCTGAAAAACGCCACGCTGAAAATCGTGCTCGAAATCGTCGCCAGCCGCCACATGGCGCGCCGCGCCCAGGTCGACGTGAAAAAGCTCCAGGCGAACGACCGCGACTAGCCGGCCGCCGCCGCACCAGATTCTTTTACCCACCACCAGAGGAACAACATGTTCACTGAATTACATGCGATGGCGAAGGCCGCCATGCTTTTGATTACCGCTACCGCCGAGGGCGACCAGCTGCGCATCAGCATCACGCCGTCGTACCCCGACGGCAAAGTCCCGGCCGGCGCCACCGCGCTGCGACCGCTGGCCGTGGTCGGCACGCCGGACGAACTGAACGAGGACTTCGCCGCAGTGCTCAACCTATGGCAAGCGCCGAAGCTGTCGGTGCTCGAGCAGGCTCAGGCCCAGGTCGCCGAGCTGGACGACGATGCCGACACGCAGAAGGCAACCGGCAAAGCCGTCACCAAGGCGTCCGATGCGAAGTCGAAGACAAAGTCCACGCGCAAATCGGCACCTGCAGCGCCTGCCGACACCAGCGCGCAGCCAGGCGATGAGAAGAGTGGCGAAGCTGCCGTGCCGGTTGACGTGCACACCCTCGACATTTTCACGCAGCCGGCAAGCGTTGACGATGCTGGCGCACAGCCGAGCGGTGAGGGCGACGAAGCCGCCGCGCCGGTCGACGTGCCCGCGATTGACATTTTCTAACGGAGCCGGCCATGCACACCACCGCCCTCATCCGTGAATTCCGCTATAACGCCGTGCGCCTGGCCGACCCGCTGCCGACCATGACGCTGCTGCAGGTGCGCGACTTCTATTCGAACGTCTACCCCGAACTGACCAGCGCCGATATCGAAGGCCCTGAGCAGGCCGGCAATAAACAGATTTTCACCTTCCGGCGCGCCGTCGGCACGAAGGGCTGATCATGCTGACCAAGGCAATCGCAATTGCTCGCCTGCGCGCCACCGGCTCCCTGGGTAGCGACGAGATGACAGTGAAAATCATCCCGGCAGCCGCAGGCAAAGAACCGCTGGCGCGCTTGGTGAGTAATGTGCTGCTGTCGAATCCGAAATCGCGCGGCATTCGCATGGTCGCGTCAGGTTCCAACCAGGCGGTGCTGCCGTGATGGCCGCCACCAGCTGCGCGCTGGCCATCCCGCACCTATCGCCGGCCGTGCCGCTGAAGTATCTGATCAGTGGCGCGGATGACCTGGTGGCGCCGCTGACGATCGCACTGCTCGAAGCGGACCTGATTACCAATGCCATGCTGCGCCACCCAAAGAACGCCACGCTGGCGCAAACCCTCGGCGGCGTGAACGCGCGCGACCTGGCAATGCGCGCGCTGTCGAAGTGGTGGGACGCAACCATCAAGGCAAATTCGTGCAAGTTCTTTCGATGGCAACTGCACGTGCAGCGCCTGGACGAGGATGAAATAGGCCCTGAGTACGACGGCAACGCCTGGTTCATTTTTACCCGGATGCACGACGACATTCCGCGCTTTGCCCTGCAGCGCCGCATCACGCAACTGGAGGATACCCTTGAGGGCTTCGGTCAGACCGTGCTGGCGGTGCTGAAGGACGCAACGCTTCGTTTGCCCGATTCGTTCACGCCGTGGGTTGCCGTGGATATGGCCGACTACCTGCACTGGTCGAACTCGGAGACGGATGAGGAGCTGATCGAGGACTGCCGTGAAATGAATGGCTACGCCACCGCCCAGGAAGTCATCGACAACAATTCCGTAATGACCCGTGCGATGTTCTTCGCCGATGTGCCGCGCTGGGTGACAGCGCCAGTGCGCGTCGTGTCGCGGGATGAAATTTGCGCTGCCGACCTGGGGCTGTTCGGCCAGCGCGTTGTCGATGCTTGCGATGCCATCGCCCAGCTGGTGAATGACCCCGGCTTTACGTTGACACCGTCGGACAAGGGCGTCTACCGATGCGGCCAGGACACGACGGACGGCGCCATGGTTCTGTTGTGGCACGAGGGTGACGTGCTGGGACAGGCAATCGACGATGTCATCAACGATCTGTTCAATGCCGGCATGGCCACCGAATTCATCGACGCCAATCCCGTGCCGATGACCGCCGCCGGCATCCGCCACTTCCAGGACCTGACCGAGCAGACGATGAAGCTTGCGGTCCTGACCGAAAAACTGATCCTGCTGATTGGAGACCCGCTGTGAGCCAACTTGTCAACGTTATCAGCGCGGGCGATCGCACCTTGCGCCTGGTCGGCGCGATGCTGATGTACGACTCCGGCCAGGGCGACGTGTATGCCACGACGCACCAGATCGACGTCGACGCCGCCCATCCGGACCGGCGCGTTATCGGCCCAGGCGTCGCGCTCACGAAGGATGCGCTGGCCAAATTCGGCGCATCGGTCAGCGTCGCCACCGCGTACGCCGGCTTCGTGCCGTCGAACATGCTCTACACCTCACCGAACCTGCTCGCCTGGTGGGTGCCCGCAGCCATGCGCAACACGTGGTTCAAATGCACCGCTGACACGCTCGGCGAAGTGAGCGGCCCGGCAGCGCACCCGGCGCTCGTGTTCGTCGCCACTAGCGCGAACTGGTATGTGTTCGCGCTGCGCACATCCCAGCGCCCGGCGCCGGCCGCGCCGCTGTTTCATTCGCCACACATGAACGTGTGGGACGGCGGCCGGATATGCACGGGCAACGTCGAACTGCCTGAGCATCTGTCGGCCGACACGCTGACCGCATATGAACAGGCCTTCTTCCGTAGCCGTTTCACGCATCCGAACCGGCAGGAGGCTGTGAAAAGCAAAGGCGGCATGTATGGCCTGTGGCGCGACCAGCTGGCCAAGCCGGACGCCGCCGCAATGACCCGCGCGCTCAAGCCCGCAAAAGAAACGCTGCAACAAGCCATCGAACGTATTTCCGACAAAACCCGCTAATCAAGGACCACCATGAACGCCCAAGAAATCCAAATGCAATTCACCGAGCTGCTCGATATCACCCGCTCGTCGTTTGAAGCTTTCCTGACGACCACCGAGACCGTGATGCGCGCTGTGCGCCCTTGCGTGCTGGCCGTGGATGAAGACGCCGTCGACGAGGACAAACTCGCGCTCGACCTGGCCACCTACAACGCCGCGCCGATCGTGGCCGTGCCGGTGCATTGCGAATTCGCGCCGCTGATCGAGAACGGCCACCGTTTCCTGCTGGCCCAGGGCGGCCTGTACCTGGAAGTGCGCAGGCCGTGGCTGCACATCATCCACCCGATTGCCGAGCCGTCGAGCACGGTGCGCGTGCCGTACGGCGCGGTGGCAAACAAGATGGAATTCGGCTTCGGGCGGCTGGGCAGCGCGCTGACGCAGATGAAGGAGTTCGCCGCGCACGCCATGGTGGAGTCGCCGATCGAGGCCGCGGCCAGCCTGATCTGGAACCACGTCACCAGCGAGTGGGCGCTGAAATACCCGAAAACGATTGGCGAGGCCACCGGCGGCAGCATCCAGTTCGAGCAGGTTGAGCTGGCCGAGGATGAAAGCCTGGTGGTCGACCTGCACAGCCACGGCGCGCACGGCGCGTTCTTCAGCGGTACCGATGACGCCGACGATGCCGGCAGCGTCAAGATTTGCGGCGTGTACGGTGATCTCGACAAGGGCGTGCAGACCGCGGTCTTCCGGCTGTGCGTGCTGGGCGTGTACCTGCCGATCGCCGTCCCGGCCGACAAGATTTTCGGCTGAGCCAGGCGCGAGGAATCCCATGCCACATTACACACCATCGAACCTGCTGAACGGCCGCGTGTCGATTGCCCTGGCCGGCTGCGGCGGCAACGGGTCGCAGATGCTGACGGGCCTGGCCCGGCTGAACCACGCACTGGTCTCGCTCGGCCACCCCGGCCTGGCCGTGCGCGCCTTCGATCCAGATACGGTCAGCGAGGCGAACATGGGCCGGCAGCTGTTCGGGCGGTTCGACGTCGGCAGCAGCAAGGCGATTGTCCTGGTCAACCGCCTGAATGCTTTCTTCGGGCTCGATTGGGAGGCGCATTTTGGCCGCTACGACCGCAACGACACGAACCGGCCGGACATCCTGATCGTGTGCGTCGATAGTGCGAAGGCGCGCCACCAGATCAGCCGCCTTTCGTCGCAGCCGGAATACATCATGGACATGGGAAACCGGGCAGCCGACGGCCAGGTGATCTTCGGCCAGCCCGATTGGCCGTCGCGCAAGGGTCAGTCTGACCGGCCCGGACACGTGCGGCTGCCAAGCCCGTACCGCGTGCTGCCCGAACTGGTCGACGTAACGGTGCCGGAGGATGACACGCCCAGCTGCGGCCTGGCCGAAGCGCTCGAGCGCCAGGAGCTGTTCGTCAACCAGGCGGTGGTGACGCCGGCGCTGAACATCCTGTGGGATTTCTTCCGCCGCGGTGAGTTGAGCTGGCATGGCGCGTTCGTGAACCTGCGCACCGGGACGATGCGGCCGCTGCAGGTGCCGGCGCCAGCGGCGGCGGAAGCTGCACAGTAAGCATGGCAACGTATTCCGTCCGCTGCAAGGACAGCGCCTGCCGGCACCGCCGGGTGCTGAAGCGGCACCCCGACAGCTACGTCGTCGTGCCGAAGTGCGCGATCTGCAGCCAGCGGAAGGGCTGGCGCATCGAGCAGCGCGGATACAACCGCCGCGACCTGTGCAGCTGCGGCAAGTCGCCGCTGTACCCGCACCGCGTCGGCAAGTACAAGTTTTGTGATCACCACCCGCGCGGCTTCTACAACCAGGCGAAGCGCCAGGGCGTGGCCGATGCCGATATTCCGCTCGAAGTCCTGGGCAAACCGATGAAAGAAACCGATGACTGCCCTTTCTGATCCGCTGCCGCTGGTTGGCGGTTTCCACGTGGGTCCGCTGTTCGAGATCCGTAAGCAGCGGCCACTGATGCGGCCGAAGGGAAAAGAGGGCGTCGTGCACCGCGCGCAAACGGTTCGCGCCACGCCGCCCTGGGCAGTCGGTTGCCCGCGAGTGCGCGCGATCTATGCCGAGGCGCGGCGCCGCACGCTGGAAACAGGTGAGCTATGGGTGGTCGACCACATCGTGCCGAAGATTGGCCGCACCGTGTGCGGCTTGCACGTGTGGTGGAACTTGCGGGTGATCCACTGGCGCGAGAACGCCGTCAAAGGCGCGGCCACCTGGCCGGGCATGCCGTTCGAACAGATGGACCTAATTTAATGATGACCGTTTCTAATAACTGGGAAATTACAATGACCGAACAAAACAAGCCAGGTGTGCTGACCCCCGAGGAAGCCGCTTTCGCACTGGACGTGTTCCAGCAGCCAGCCTATGCCCTGTTCCCGATCGTCGGTGCCAACGTCATGCCGGAACAGCTGCGCCTGGTGCGCCCCATTGGCCACGGCAAGTGGGTGCCGCAAGCGCCGCTGCGTGCGCTGCTGATGCAGGCATTGACTGCGCCGCGTCATGTGACGATGCTGGACTGCCCGCTGTGCGACCAGGCCAGCTGCTTTACCTGCGAAGAGTGCGACGGTCGCGGCAAGATCAATGTGAGCCCGCCGGCACCTACTCCTAAAAATATCAGCACCTGGCGCGAGCGCATCGGGCAGCCGGCGGATTTCCCGCTGCACGTGCCCACGGACGTCGAGCGCGCGATGGTGGCAGAAATCGCCGATTTACGGGCCACCGCTGTTGCAGGAAGCGAGCCGACCGAGATTTCAGCGCAGCTGCGCGACTTCGCCGGCAACCCGGGTTACAGCCATAACGACTACGCCGACGTGATGCGCCGTGCTGCCGATGAGTGCGACCGTTTTTATAACGGCATGCTGGCGTGGAAGAAAACGGCTCACAAGAAGGACGCTGACGCGCAGAGCGAACGCATGGGCCGCGTGAACGACCGCATCAAATCTCGCGCTGCTGTTGCGCTGGAAGACCTGATCATGCAGCACCGCATCGCCATTGCGCCAGAATATGAAGGTGGGTTTCACGCCTACATTTACCGCGACCAGGACGCGGCCCTCAACGCCGGATATGGCGCAACGCCGCGCGAGGCCGTCGACATCGCCCTTGCCGCCCCACTGACTGGCAAGACAGGCGGTGCAGCATGAAACGAACGGACGACCAAATACGCTGCCAGTTCTTCAAGGAGCTCAGCGCGGGCGAGCGCCTGAAGGTGCTGCGCGTCTTCCTCAACATCCCGGATGCCGCCGCTGCTGAAGTCACCAGCCACAGCATCGAGGCGAAATTGCTGTCGACCATATTGCGGCCGGCGCCGGCGGTTGATGCACAGCCGGCCGCCGCGGTCCCTGAGCGGATGGCGCCAGTCCAGGGATACAAGGCTGGAATTCCTTGGTCCCTGCATCTTGAAGCGTACGACGCCTACTCGAAGAAATGGGCGCCACAGCAGGCTTTGATCGAGGGCGGCTGCCGCGGCGGCTTCGGTACCGGAGAGCTGGACGAATTTATTCCAGGCTGGCGCGAAAAGGCAGCTGAAATCGGACGACTTAGAGCCCGTATTGCCACGTTGGAAGCAGCGCAAGTTAGCGTTGTGCCGGACGCAACTGAGGATCGCGCGCGCCTGGACTGTCTGTATCAAACCATGTGCGTCAGGCCGTTCATCGCTCCTATCGCCAGCAAGGAACGATGGATCGCGTCGATCGACGCCGCGGTGGCGGCGATAGCCGGCGTTGCTGCTGCGCCTGGCGGTGAAACATGACCCGCTATCTGACTGCAGTCGAGCTGGCCGAGCTGATCGGCTGCTCGCCGCACAGCTTTTCCTGCATGCGGCGATACCTGACCAGGAACAATTGGCCGTTCGAACCGAACCTGCGCGGCTTTCCGCAGGTGAGCAGGGATTACCATGACGGCCGCATGGCGGGCAGTGTGCTCGCCGGCGCCACGATAGAGCAGGGCGACGAGCCCGATTTCACTATGTTTGAGGCAGCATGATAGGTAGAAGAAAATCCCCCGATGGCATGCCCTTCCGCTTGTACGAGCGCATCGGCAAGTTCAAGGTCAGCTATGGCTACAAGCTGCCTGACGGGACATGGTCGTTTCGCCTGACCGCCAGCATCCTCGACAAGGCGGCAACCGCACGGATCCGCGCGGAGGCGATCGACCGTGCCAACGTGCTGAACGGTGCGCCGCTCGACGGCGGCGAAACTGAGGCGCTATTCCGGCGTTATTTCGCATGGCAACTGGGCCTGCCGCTGGAGAGCGAGGACCGGAAGGCCGCCAGCACGCTGAAGGAGAACGAGAAATACGAGGCGCCGCGGATCCTGCGCACGTTCGGCAAGGTGCGCCCGGCGGCGATCAAGCCGGTCCACATCTATAAATATCTGGATGGCCGGGCCGCCGAGGGCGCGCCGGCGAAGGCGAACAAGGAAATCGCCCTGTTGTCGGCCGTGCTGGAATTCGGCCGGCGCAAAGGCGTGCTCGAGCTGAACCCCTGCCGCGACATCAAATACAACAAGACCCGCCCGGACACTCGCTACGTCACGCCGGCCGAGCTCGACCTGGTGATGCGCGTGGCGCGCGAGCGCGGCGGCATGTACCTGGTCAATGCGCTGTGCCTGCGCGCGGCATACCTGACAGTCAGCCGGCCGGACGAGATGCGGCACGTGATGCGCCAGTCGATCACGGCCCTGGGAATGGAGATGGAAGTTGGCAAGCGGAAGCGAGGCCGCGCGGTGAAGTTCAAGCTCATCGAATGGTCGACCGGACTACGGTCTGTCATCGATGAGGCGCTGACCCTGCAGCGGACGACAAGCTTGTACGTGTTTGGCAACAGCGATGGGCAGCCATACACCACCAGTGGCTTCAACACAAACCTGCGCCGGCTCATGGTGCACACCGCGAAGAAGGCCGTGGAAGAGGGCGTCGAGTTCACGCGGTTTACGCTAAAAGACATGCGGCCGGCGGCGGTAACGGACAGGGTAGACGATGGGGATGAGACGATTACGAACGCTACCGGGCACAGCAGCGATCGCATGGTGAAACAGGTGTATGACCGGCGAAAAACTAAGGCAGCACGCGCGACAGAATAAACTCATAGCAAAACAACGTTAAAGATGATCCACATCAAACGTTGAGTCAAGTAGCGATTGATACTTCAAAAAAGAATGTTCTATAGTATTTAAGGATGAAGAAAACATGGAAGACCTAAAAAAGTCTGCCGATATGCTGCCCATCGGGAAAGAAAAAAGCCCACAGGCACATGTATATGTGGAAGTTAACTTAATAATGGACAGGAGGCCGCACTATGGACCACCTTCGCCGATAGAACCAATAAGTAATCATGTTGGCCCCCCGTCTCCGATAGTTCCCCAATGATCTATCGTGCAATTCTTCTTAGTAATGCCTCAAAATCAAGGATTCGTAGGGAGTTTATTACTACTCCAATGTTATTAGGAATCATTGTAACCGGTACTGGTCTGGTGTCAGTAGGTACCGTAACAATCTCGATAGTGCCGTCTGCTCTATGTTGCGCACCCGCATAGTGCACACCCAAAAGACGGACCCTATTGACGCCCATATTAGTTGTTCCGTTAGAATCAACATAGCTGCCGATGTTCACCATCAAAACCGGTGATCCACTCGAACCAGGGAAACTTGCAATGTCCGTAAGAAATTCGTCATTTCCGCGCCACTTGGTCTTTACGTGTGTTGCAGTGATGCCTTTCCGGATAACGGGCATATTATTTACCTGATCCCAGATCCCGTTCGGGTAGCCAATCATCACGACGTCTTCCATCGCGGAATAACCCTGGCGCTCATCTGTTGATGGTATCAAAGCAGTGTCAAGTGCAATAAAAAAGCATTTGCGACCAGTTGACGTTCCCACATTCTCTACAATTTGCGCTATTGGTAAGATTGCCAAATCAATAGCAGGGTCAGGATGCGGAATCCATTGCTGCTCAAAATGGTCGATTTCGTATTGCTGATGGCTGCCAGGGTCCGGCTCGCCACTGGGAAGTTGAAAAGTAAAATGAATTCGACCTTTACGCGCGCCCTTAATTACATGCTTATTTGTAATGATAACGGGAATGTAGCGTTCTTCATTACGCAACAGGTTCATAAAAAAACCAGTGCCACAGGAAGAATTGCCGTCGTGCAAGGTGCATTCGATTCTTACGGTGCTATGCGTTAGCTGCTCAACAATTCCAAGTGCCAT